TGAGTCCGAAGAAGCTACTGAGGAGACCGAGGAATCCGACAATGTTCTTTCACAGTTGGACTTGGACGATATGTCCGAGGAGGATTTGCGGGAACTAGCTGACAAGCTAGGTAGCCGTGCTGTAGCTCGATTCGGTGAATTGACTGCTAAGCGCAAAGCTGCCGAAGAACGTCTTGCTAGTTTAGAAGCTCAACTCAAGGAAAAACCAAACCCATTAGAAACAAAGAAGGTTGAAAATAACCCCTACAGTAACCTCGATTCTGTCGAGAAGTTACAGGCCAAAGCAGGGGAAGTCGATCAAGTTGTTGAGTGGGCTGAGGATATTCTGTTTGAGAGTGATGGCTATTCCGCTGATGACATAGTAACCGAAATCGAAGGTAAGGAGTGGACAAAGAAGGACGTGCGACAGGCTTTATTGAAAGCCCGTAAAGCACAGAAAACTTTTCTCCCGGATCAACTCAACAAGGTTCAGGCACAGATCGAAGGAGAGCAGCTTGCTGATTCTTTCTCAGAACGTGCCAGAAAAGAACTGACTTGGTTGGAAGGTGAGGACAATGACTTACGAAAACAATTTGAAGCCACCGTAGGTGATGCACGTTTTAAGCAACTCAAAAAGGTTGTTAAGCGGGAAGCACCGGAAGTAGCTGCACAATTGGATTATTGGTTCGCTCACGCTACTAACAGTATTTACGGACGTAAGCCCGTTACTGAGCGTAAGACATCAGCAGTATTAAATCCTCCCAAATCAGCCAGTCCATCTGCATCCAAACCCGAAAAGGGAATTGGAAGAACAGCCAAGGCACTAAAAGAATTAGAAGCCAGGTTCAAGGAAACGGGTAGCGCAAACGATTTCGCTAATCTCAGAAAACACAAAATGGCATCACGCCACTAATCTATTCATTAACAACTATACAAATACATAACTAATTATGGCATTCTCAAATACATTCGATACTACAAATACCGGTTCCGGTGTTTCCAATCGTGAAGACCTCACTGATGTCTTGACAATTCTCGCACCAGAAGAAACACCTATTCTTTCTTCTGCTAACAAAAAGGGCGCATCCGCAACTAAGGTTGAGTGGACTGTTGACTCTCTCTCGGCTCCCAGCACTGCTGGTATCGCTGAAGGTGCTGACGTTACAGCATTCACTGACCAATTCGCTGGCCGCGCTCGCCTTGGCAATCGCGTTCAAAAGTTCCGCCGGGACTATATGGTTTCCGATCTGCAAGAAGCAGTCGATTCCGTTGGACCAGCTAAGATTGCTCAAGCAGAAGCTAAAGCACTTCGTGAACTCAAGCGCGACATCGAAGCAAGTCTTGCTTCAGCTAACACTCAGACAACCGAAGACGGTGCTGGTGTAGTTAATCGCCTTGGTGGTCTTGGTGACTGGATTCAAAATGCTGCTGGTTCGGGTAACGTTCCTGCTACATTCCAAACTCCAGCTGCAAGCATCGCTGACGTAACTGATGGCAATTTCGCAGAAAGCGAATTGAACTCTCTTATCTCTTCGATCTTCAAGGTTACTGGTACATCCAACAACCTTATGCTTGTTGCTGATACAGCACTCCGTCAAGACATCAGCGACTTCGCTCGCATCGGTGGCGTATCGGGTGACTCAGTTCGTGCAGTGAACTACAATGGCGAAAGCGGCACTATCAAGCTTTCCGTTGATCTGTATCAAAGCGATCACGGTATCGTATCTGTTGTCAACGCTAACCCTGACTGTATGCCAACACAAGCTGGTACTGCTGGAATGGCTGGCTACTTGGTGAATCCTGAATACTACGGTGTTCACGAACTCATTCCTATGGGCAGCACTCGTCTTCCAAATCTTGGTGGCGGCGACCGTGGCTTCGTTGATTGCGCTTTGACCCTCGGTGTTTACCACCCTGGTGCTCACGGTAAGATTGTCAGCACAAGCTAAATAATTCTGGTTGGGGGGCGAAAGCCCCCCTGCCTTTTTTTTTACTTATGGATATTATTACTCCTAATTCAAAGACTTACTCCGATGAGGAGATTGATCGCGCCCTAATGCAGGAGATCCAAGAGGGTCTCCATTTGGAACGAGCGACCGAGAAGGACCGCTACCAACAAGCAGCCAAGGAGGCGCATCAACTGAAAGGCACTATTCATCCCACCTTGGGACGGCCAGTTGCCACAATGCCAGCACGAGAATTTTTTCGACTGGTAAAGAAGTACGGTCAAGAGACTGTGCATTCTAAAGAATTTTTAAAGTACTACAATAAGAAGTTTCCAGAACTTAGCCCGAACAAAATATAATGCAGACCAGAACCTACGGAGAATTATTCAAACTTGCATCTGCACTTATTGGAACTGGTGGAGAACTATCCACTGGTGAGCAGGATCAACTGAGTCATTTTATTAATCGACGATTCTCCGAGATCTTTAATGCAAGCCCAAGCTGGCCTCGATACATTACTGTAGGTGAGCCACGGCCCATTGGACTTAATCAGATAGTCTCAACAGTTGGTGGTGGCTATTATGTATACAGTGCCGGAACAACTGAAGTAAACGGTCTTTATGTTGCCAATGGAACTAGCATAGACGGCAATACAGCCTACACAATGTATGATTCTGATGGAACTACAGCATTGTATAATATGTGGAGTGACAGCTTGGACCTTTGGCACATTAGTTCAAGCGCAATTGATGATCCATCGGTTATTTTTTACATAGCCCCTACACCACAAGTTCTGGGCGATCCACCATCATCTGGATGGTATGTATGCCCAACTTGCATTGGTAAGGAACCAGCACCATCCCCAAAATACTTATCCAACATTGGAGAGTTTGTACGCATTCACAACACTCAACCACTACTGAACCGATCAGCACGTGAGTACGAGTTCTATGTGACATTTGAGGGTGCTCACATCCTAAACATAGAATCAACAACGGATAGCACAGCTTGGGTTACCTACAAGAAGGAGTTCACTCCTTACACAATTACTGCGGACTACTATACGTCCACCCTAGAAGTACCAGCGGAGTTCTTCAATTTTATTAGTCACGCTGTTTACGCTGACTTCCTCCGGGTGCAGAACAAGCAAGAGGAAGCACTAGCGGAAGAGCAAGCGGCTCAAACCTTCTTAGCCCTTGAGCTTGAGAAGATCGACCTACGTTCTAACAACAATACAATCAACCACAAGTTTTCAACTTACGTAAATCGTCAATCACGATAACAACCCCTGTGATATAATAAAATTATGGCTAACTCAAAAAACAACGCACTAGAATTTTCGTCGGCTGGATCGGAGATCCTTGAAGCTGCGGATGCAGTAACCGGTAAACGCTATGGAGCGTTGCAAATCTTAAATGACACTGTGTTCGGTGCTTTGACTGCATCTAGCATTGACGGTACAGCTAAGCTAGTTGGACCAACCTTTGCTGCTGGAACAATCCTTTATGGATCATTCAGCGAAGTAACAGTAACTTCTGGTATTGTAGCAGCGCACAAGTACTAGTATGCACCTGAGCCTAAATAATAGCTTAGGCAAATGGATATTGCCTAAAGAGTCATCACCGTTCTCGCCAGAGGCAACAAACTACTTTAGCCGCTTGGACGCAGCGGGTGACACTACCTACGTTGACTACAAGCAGCCTCTTGCTAATTACATTGATAGTCTAGTAACGCTGGGCGGTGCATACTGGGATACGATGGAATCCTCCACGTCCTTTGTGGGTGTAGGGATACAAGGTATTACTGTTCCTCTACGGGACGGAATGACTGTTCCTACCAACAACAACTTTGTTGCTGGTGACTTGAATCAACTGACTGGTCTACTGTGTAATGGTTCCACTAAGAGAATCAGAACTAACACGAATCAATCAAATTACGCACAGAATGACACTTCAGTCAGTGCATACAGAACGGAGGATGTAAGCGGAACCAATCCTTTTTACTTTGGAACAAACCTCGCAAATGGCTTTGGGGCTAGAGGCGTAGCGAGCTTCATTACTGCCTGTTACGGTGGGCAAGCTGTAACTGGAAGTGCTTCTACTGCGGTTGGTCTCTTGGGACTTTCTCGCTCGGCTTCAACAGGCTACGACTACCGATCAAATGGGACAACTGGCACACGAACAACAGCATCGGTTACTCCAGCTTCTGGCAATCTGGATATATTTGCTATTGACGGAACAACAAGTGGTTCGTTCCGATTAGCAACCTATCACGCTGGC